AATTGTGTACTGGTGCGACGCAGGCACAGTAAACAAAGTCGTTGTTGTAGTACCCACCTGTGTAGGGACAGTCAACATTTTTGGGAATACATCACCACTAGCCATTAGAACTCCATGTTCATCATTGTGTAAGTCATTAGATTACTTGTTGTTTGAGTCGGTGCAGACGCTCCTGTGGCTCCTGTGTCTCCCTTTGGTCCGTTGGCACCTGTAGGTCCTGTCACTGTGGATGCTGCACCTGTCGCTCCTGTAGGACCCGTTGGTCCCGTAGCCCCGTTAGTACCTGCTGCACCTGTCGGACCTGTCGGTCCTGTGGCTCCGTCAACACCAATGATGCCGTTCGTACCAGCAGGACCAGTCGGACCCGTAGGTCCAGTCACCGTTGATGCGGCTCCTGCTGCGCCTGTGGGTCCAGGCGGACCAGTCGGACCAGTAACCGTAGAGGCTGCGCCCACAGAACCCGTAGCACCTGTTGGACCAGTAGGTCCCGTTACTGTGCTTGCTGCTCCCACTGCACCTGTTGGTCCAGTCGGACCCGTAACGGTAGACGCTGCGCCTGTAGCCCCAGTAGGTCCAGTGGGTCCCGTGACTGTAGATGGTGCGCCAGTGGCTCCAGTCGGTCCTGTGACACCTTGCGCCCCTGTAGGACCCGTCACCGTAGAAGCAGCACCAGTAGGACCAGTAGGTCCAGTTACGGTAGAGGCTGCACCAGTTGCTCCAGTTGGTCCTGTGACGGTACTAGCCGCTCCCGTAGGTCCAGTTGGACCTGTAGGTCCAGTGACACCTTGGATGCCTTGCGCACCCGTCGGTCCAGTAACACCCTGTGCGCCTGTTGGACCTGTCGGTCCAGTCGGACCAGTAACTCCTTGTGCCCCTGTAGGACCTGTAGGTCCTGTGACACCCTGAATACCTTGTGGACCTGTAGGTCCTGTAGCACCCAACGGTCCAGACTGTGAAGTAGAAACAACAGTGATAGTTCCCGAAGTAATCAACCCATTCGTTTCGGTTGACCTTGTAACAATGATGTTAGTTGTAGCCATTGCTACCTCGTCACATCAGCAAGAACCGTGACTGTGCCCGCTAGGATAGTGGAGATAACACTTGAAGCATTTTCCTGCAAATCCCAGAAGTAAAGCCCAGCCGACAAAGCAGCCGAAGAAGTGGAAGACAATACACAGGTAACTTCCCCCGCAGCACCAGAAGTCACAGTACAAGTAAACGAAGCCTTGATAGTGGTGGAGTCCTGCTGGCTACGAATCTGAGATGCGTAGGTGCGACCTGTGATATTAACAGGTGTAGACCCGTCAGTCGTGATAGTCACAACGAGGGTTTCAGTATCACCACGAGTGATAATTAGGTCTTGGTCAGCGGGTTGAGCCATACAGCAAAGATTGTAGCACTAAAGAGGTGCTGGCGTTCCTTCAATTTGGTGGCGTGAAGTAGCCAGTTGTTCAACAGCATGACAGCCGTCAATCGTTTTAGGTTGCAAACCTTCTTTGCGGAGACGCTTATATGCAGGCATGTCTTTCTGCCAGTTCTTTTCACGCTGGTTAATGTGGGCTACTGATTCACCTTTGGTGGTGGTGGAGTTAGACCCCATCTGAACCCCCGCTACTCGGCATCCGAAACAACCCTCAACATCCAAACTTGGATGTGTTTCCCTATGCTTCAATGTAGTCTCCGTATCCCGCAGCCCGCAGGTCTGCTTCTTCTTGTGCTGTGATTGTGTGGATGTGACCACCGTGGTAGGTGATAGCAATATCTTCAGGGTAGGCAGGTTGATATTCCGTGAATGAACCGTTTGTTAGTTTGAACACATTGCGTCCACGGGCACCTGGTCTTAAGACAGCCAAGATACCTCTGTCCCCTGGTAGTGCCCAGTTCACAAGATTATCTGTGGGCGGTTTGAAGGTAGTCATGTCTTAAGAATAGCAAAAGCCCCCACCTTTCGGCAGGGGCTTTCGCAATTCCTTGTCGGGAAGACTAGGAGTTTGCACCAATGCTTGATGCAGATTCAATACGACGCAGTGCTTCCTGACGGAATACTGAGTAACCAACGAAGTGCTTCCAACCAACTGGACGGAAACGCTGCAAGAGGTCTTGGATTGTTCCGTACACGATTGTTGGCTGTGAACCGTACTCGCCACCCATTGAGACAGCCTTGGCAAGAGCCTGTTGTCCCATGATGAGGGTTCCGTATGAGTCACCAGTACCAGCGGCACCTGCACCGTTGTAAGCGTTTGTGAACAGAGGCGCACGAGGCGACTCCATGAAACGAACGCCTTCAAACATACCAATTTCACCGTTGTAAAGAGGCATTGCGTTGGTGTACTTGTATGAGTCACGCCAACCTGATGCGTCTGTAATACCACGAAGGTCGTACGAAACATCTGGGTGGATGAAACCGACATAGTTGCCACCGATTGTTGGAACATTTGCTCCACGCAATGCTGCAACAGCACGGCGAATGTCCTTAGCAACAAGTGTCTGGTCTGTCTTCATTGTCAAACGAGTGGTAGCAGTTTGTGCGCCACCCGTTGCGTAAATAACATTTGTACCAGCCTGGAGAGCATTACGAGCGATGGTGTCAATTGACAAACCAGCGTTGTAACCAACAGCGTTAGCGGCTACTGGGTCCACAGGGAGGAAAGACGATGCACGCAATTTAGCGGTTGTTACCGTTGCGTTACCGTATTCATTGAGGGTCACAGTAACCTGGCTGTCGCTCATTGCGACTGGGGTTACATCTTCTGCTTCACCAAGAGCAGTGGTTGCTGCTGCAAGGTCTGCGAAGACTGTGAACTTGACGGATGCACCTGGGTTGGTTGCGTTTGTTGCTTGAACATCTGCAAACTGGTCAAAGTACATTTCTGGACGAAGGGCAAAGTATGCCAACTTCTCAAAGGCAACCTGGTCTACAGAGAGAGCAGATGTACCTGTTGTTGCTGCGAAAATATCAGCCATTTTGGGTTTTCCTTTTGGGGATTGAGGGTTTAGTTGTTAACCAAGGTTGACACCTTGGGCTTGTGCCTCTGCAAAAATCTCTGAAACTTCTTCTGCTGACGATGCGTCCTTGATTCGTTTAATCCAAGACGGTCCTTCAGATGCAGTCTCGGCTCCAGCGGCAATCCTGTTGGACTGCTGCCATGCTGCCTTGTCTGGGTCTACCTGGACAGGTTGGGGTGTAATCAGTTGTGCTTCTTCTGCGGCTGCCCTGATTGCTTCTGGGGTTAAGTCACCGTCGTATCCTTTAACGAAATACTTGGCTTGTGGTGAAGCGGGGTCTATCCCTGCTTTTGCAAAAGCCAACTCTCGTTGGGTTACTGCGAACTCTGCAACTTGTTTGCGTAGTTCTTTGGCTTCCTTTTCCAGTTGCTTCATCCTTGCACGAACTGGGTTCGTTTCAGATGCTGGCTGGTCGTAGTCGTCTTCGTTGAAATCATCTTCAAAGTTTGACATATGGCACTCTCCTTAAGTCCACATCACAACGGAGGGCTGTGATGGCTACATATTTACACCCCGTTTTACAATCGCTAACTAGGGGGGTCTGTTAGCAATGTCTCCCCATCGGGGTCAAGACTTAAGTTAGCACATGTATTTAAACTGTGCTACTGCCCTACTGTTCCTAAACCTATGTTGCCTGTTTGACTAGCGAGAAGACTTCCACCCTGTTGAAATTCTGCGGTGCGTTTCCGTTTGCGTGCTTCAATTTTTTGGCGGGCTTCAGCGTTGGTTCCAAAGACCCCAGCGATTTGTTCTTGCTGGGTGATGGCTTGTTGACCTGATGCTGCTTCTGCTGTGGTTGTACCAAATAGTTGCTGTTGGTTTTGGATGTCCATGAATCCAGCCTGTGCTTGCTCTTGGCTTGTCACCCCTGCTCGTACTAGTTCTTCAGACTGTTGTGCTGTGAGTGCAATGTTTGCTTGCTGTTGGGCTTGGTTGGCAACCACGGCGGCACGGGCTTCACGCTGGGCTTGGTACTTGTCAAAGGTTGGCTTTGCTCGTTTTGGGTCAATGAAGTAGGCAGCAAGGTCGCCTTTTTTTATACCGTATAAACGCTGAAATTGGGCTACAACTTCAGGGCTGGCATTGTTTACTGCTTGGTAACCTTGTTCAATACGGGCTTGGATTTCATCTGGGGATACATCGTTGGCTATCCAGTTTTGGAAATCTTTTGGGCTGTCGTAAAAATCTGGTGGCATGCCAGCGGCAGTTAGCCTAGACTTATAGTCTGCTTCTT